ACTGTAACCAGCATAAACACCAGCACCTGCTGCAGTGACAGCAGCCAGTGGACCAGCACGTTGCAGCAGACCCATGCCAACTGTTTTACCGAAACCTAGTAGTCCTTTACCAGCAGAAGCAGCTAATTTACCTGCACCTTTTGCAGCAGTGCCAGCCATAGATAAACCAGCTTTGCCCATGCCGAGTAGTCCATCTAATAAACTACCGCCACCATCTCCACCTTTTTGTTTACCGTCGCCACCACCGCCACCGAGACCACCTCTTGTGTTCTCTTCAATCTTTCTAAGAATGTCTGATTGTTCTTCAACCAGTTTGTTCTGCTCGATCATGGCTTCTTCTGAACCGAGAGAATTGTCTACTTCTTTTTTCTTAAATGGGATTACTTGCCCACCTTTAGTTTTAGTAGTTTCTTCTGCTTCAACGCCATCGTCTCTGATCATACCCTTCTTGACATCGAATCCTTCTGGGCGCACACGTGTGTCAGCTTTAGCCATCTTAGTGGCTAACTCTTGTGCCTTTTTAAATTCTGCAGATCTCTTGATTTGTTCTTCAGTGAAACCAGAGTCTTTCAACTCTTTTAGCGCTCGCTCGTTCTTGCGCATTTCAAGTTCAACGTCTTGTTGTTCGTTGAATTGACGAGAGAAGATCTCCCTAGCTTTTTCTTCACCATGCAGTTTAGCAGTTGGGTCAACCTTCATACGTTGGTTGACATACTTCTTTCTTTCTTCTGCACGATCTAGGTATTCAGAGACTAGACCACCAGACTTTCTTTTAACGATACCTGTCTTGTCTAAGAAACCACGCATCGAGAAGAAGTCTTTAATACCTTCTTTTAAATCTTCAACTCTTGGCTTGACAGTTCTAAACTCTCTTCTGCCCATAACCTTATCGGTTATGCCTTTGACTTGTTCTCCAGACATTTGTCTGAACTGCTTTTGAATAGCTTCGTTTTGTTTCTTTAACTGTGCAGAAAGCTGTCGCACATTGCTATTCAGAGACTTGTCTAAGTCTTGAATGGCTTCAGTTTGTTTCTTTAATTCAACGACTGTTTTATCAGCTGATTCAGCCGTGACCTTAGCCACAACAAAATCATTTGAAGGATTTATTGAATTTTGTTTGGCTAATATGTTTTTCATTGGGCTTTTAGTCTTTGTTTTTCTTCTTCTAGGTGCTGGATTAACAATGCAACATAAACTTCTCTTTCGAACGGAATCATATTCTCAATCTCATCTAACGAATATTTATGGTATTGCAATAAAGAGAAGTTCATCTTGTAATAATTCGCTAGATTCTCGTGACTGAGATTAATCAAAAAAAATTGTTAAGTCCTTCCATAACTTTGTGGTGTTCTTTACCGCATACAGGACATGAATAATCTACTTCTTTTTGAAGTTTAGGCATAGTCTCAAAGAAGTTTTGAATCTTTAAGAACTGCTCTTGGTTCAAATTATTGATGAATGTCTCTAACTCATCTCTTTTCTGTTCATTGGCATAATACAACTCGCTGCCAGTGTAGATGTAGTCGATAGAGTTAATGATGATGTCAAAGATAGCTTCAATCTCATTGAAGTCAATCTTATCAACCTTCTTGATGATATCAATCGTAGGATATGACATCACTACGCCAACATCATCAAACAATGGGATTTTGTTATTGTGTTCTGGATTCTTTTTGACTTCCATTTTAGTCAAGTCAATAGTCACTTGGGCTTTTGCCTTGTCATCGTCGCATGTATCACAGAAAAAGAATAACTCAACAGTTTCACCGACTGATTTAGCACGGATCTGGCTGAAGATGTATTCAATATCGAAAACAGCTAACTTTTCAACATCTAGTTCTGTCTTGGCACAGGCTTTGATAACTTCTTTGATTGTGTCAATCATAACCAACATGTCTTCACTTTGTTGGGCTACCAATAGTGCCTTTTGTTCTTTAACTAGGAATGGTCTGTACTTTAATTCTTTGTTTGAAGACGGAATTATCAGTGTATAAATGGGTGCTGCTTGTAATGGTAAAGCCATTATTAATCTCCTTTAGTCATGTTCTTAATTAACTTGTTCAACTCAGTCGTGCTACCTACGAAGATAGCATTATTAGTAGTATTCCCACCCTTCTTTTCTTCTTTGGGTGCATCTAATTTTTGTTTTTGCTGGTGTAAGTCTAGAAGCTGCTGGTTTATATCAGCAAGTTGCTTCATTAGGTTGCCAACAACTTCGATGGCTCTTGGGTGCTCAGATTGCTGTGCAACAGACATCGCTGTAGCCAATGCTGATTGACCATCAGTCAATAGTTTGCGTAGATTATTACGAGCATGGTCGTAATCATCTTCAATTTTCTCATTCGGTGTTGTTACCAGTTCTCCTGTCGAAGCATCAATCACTTCTTGGTTAGTCACAGGTTGTATCCCAAATGCTGCGGATAAACTTTCATCAGTCTTCATATTTTACCAATCTTTTTCACTATTAATAATACCAAACAAATCCTCTGCGTCTTGTATACCAGCGCCAGCTGTACGATAAGTCTCTTGAAGCAGCAGTTGAGCTGTTTCTTGATATGTGCTCCAGTTATAAGTGTATTGTTCGAACGCATCCACTGCTGCGGATGTGTCCATATTAGCACTAGTGCTATTTATCAGGAACGACTCCCAATATTTGAATTGCATAACTACTTGCATCTTCATAACATCTTTTGCAGAGTAGTCTAATTGTATAGGAGAGATAGTCTTTGGATAACACTCGTGCAAAGTCACACGGTATTTAGAATTATCGTTTAGATCTTGTACATCGATGCTGATCTTAGTTGTGTACTGGTCGTAGTAGTTAAAGGATCTGCTGTTAGTGTCTTGAATACTGTTAATCCACTTATCGAAGAACTCTTTTACATACAAGTCTTTGTCAACATAGAATGATAGATTGATATCGCCGTATAGTTTTTCATACGGCACTTCTCTGAATTCACCGTAGGATCTATTTTGTATCGTTGAGTAGTTAACACCAGGAAGTTGGGCTTGGTCGCAGTAAAGTAGAATTTGTCTGTAGATTACGTCATCTACTGCGAATGGTTTAGCGATGTTAACAACATATCTGTTGCTTCTTGATAGCCCACCATTTTTGATATTAGCGATAAATTGATCTAACATAGATTATGCTCTTCTGATTGTTCTTTTTGAATCTGCCCATACGTTTTCTTTGCTAGAACCTACAAATCGCTCAACTGGTAGCAACAAAGCAGTCGCCCAATCAGTTGGATGGATTAGTCTAAATGGACTTCTAACATTAGAAACAAGGTATTGTTTAATACATGGTTGTGCTGCAGTGTATTTAGAAACACCATCAATCATAGCCCAAGAATACTTAATTCTTGTGTTTTCATTCATCTTATTGTTGGTCTTAAATGCCATTAGGTTGTCTAACAAGACAATTCTTAGCTGGTATGGTAGATAGTGCAAATTCAAACCAATGAAGCCATCTGCAGTGGCTCTATATGGTAAAACTAAAGGAAATCTGTCATAGTATGGCAAAGTTTGTTTCATCTTTGGATCGTAGAAATACATGTACATATTTCCAGGAACGATTTTAGTGGCTAGCTGGGATGCTTCGCTTTGTAAAACTTTGTTAGGGGTGACACCCTGTCTAGCCATCGCTTGTACTTGCTGATCAAACCATGAGCGAGACTTCTTGGCTATATTAGCCAAGTCATATTGGTTTCGTTCAAAGATGTTTTGTAGTTCTGATTTTTTAGCCATGTTATTATTTAGGTCATATACCCAATTCGTGTTCGGTGATAATCTTGAACTCCCAACCCCTGTCTTTAGCGTATTCGTGGGCTGCTTTCCACTTGGCTTGGTTTTTCATATAGGTTAGAGATTCTGTTAAGTATCTCTGTGTTCGTTTTCCAGGATACACTGGTGGTTGAGTCTGAGCAGCTGGCTTGACTTCAACTAAATACGTCTTGCCTACACTTGTCGTTATCTTAAAGTCTACAAAGTAACGATGTATAAGGTTATCTGTAGGGCAACGATATGGAACTATGGTTTCCTCAGAACTCCATTTCACAATATTCGGGTTTTTATCACACCAGTTAGCGAATCTGGTTTCCCAGCTAGACCTCATAATTATGTTTGTAGTATCTCCTGTGTATTTTTCAGGAAAAACAGGAATGTACTTTCTTTTATGGAACATAAATAAGTCTTAGGAATAAATAACCTCAATTTATTTAGGCTAAAGGCAAAAGATGGCTGAAAACACTAAGATAGAAGATAAAAAGATCCCTGCCAAACCAAAACCAAACTTATACACCCCACGTGGTGGAGCTAGCAAATTTAATGGTGGTAGTGATGGGTATAGAGTAGATTCTCACTCATACCCAAGTGATTTATTTTCTGCCAACAAAGTATACGGTGGAAACTATGTTGTTTTTTACATTAACATAGCAACAGATTCTAAGTTAAGCAAAAAGTTAGCGGAGAACGACTTCGTTAAAGAATACCCAGCAAGAGATCGTGGGGATAACATCGCACAAGGGTTTACCAACGCATCGTTGGTAGGTGCTAATGCAACTGCCAACACAATAACTGGTTTAATTGGTGGTAGTATTGCTTTCGGTGAAGGTGTGGGTGGAGCCGTTAAAGGTGCTGCTATCGCTAACATACCGACAGTTGGTATAGGAGCAGCGTCAACTATGGCTCCAGACGCTACAAGATCTCAGAAAAGACTTAAAACAGCCATAGCGTTACACGTACCAAATCAGTTAAACATTCGTTACGGTGTCACATGGTCTGAAGAAGATACTGCTATCTTAGCTGCAGCTGGTGCAGGTGGTAGCGAGATTATGAAAGCGTTGGGATCAGAGAATAAAGATTCAAACGTAACAGGAACTGGTCAGGCTATCATTTCTAATCTAGCATTAGCTAATGCGCCGAATGGTGCAGCTTCTGGTGCACTGCTGGGTTTAGCTGCCAACCCTAAAAAAGAACAAGTGTTTAAGGGTGTGGACTTTAGAACATTCCAGTTCGAGTACCAGTTCTTCCCGAGAAATGCAACTGAGGCTAAAAATATTCGAACAATCATCGAAACTTTTAAGTACCATATGCATCCAGAATTCAAAGATGACTACAACTTCGTGTACATCTATCCATCTGAGTTTGATATCTTTTATTATCAGAACGGAGTAGAAAACATGAACTTGCATAGACACACATCTTGCGTTCTGACCGAACTGAATGTCAACTACACACCAAACGGACAATTCAGTACTTTTGCAGATGGTATGCCAACACAGATCAACGTAACAATGAACTTCCGTGAATTGGCTCTGCTAACCAAAGACAAAGTTGAGGATGGTCTATAATGTATTTTAAAGATTTCCCAAAGTTTATTTACGACTTCAAGTATGATGACAGTGCAGCCACTAAAACTTCTGTCGTAAAAGATATAACAAGAAACATCAGATTCCGTAAAGAGATTTTAGCAAACATAACTCTGTATGATGAGTACGACATAGTTGACGGAGAAACACCAGAAATTATAGCTGAGAAGATTTACGGTAATCCAGAGTATCACTGGATCATTATGTTGGTGAATGATCGTTATGATTACATCACAGATTTTCCGCTAGAAGAAACTGCTCTGGTTAAAGTCATGCAAGAG